AAAAAGTTTTAGTTCCCGCAATAGTTTGATTACCACTTGTTACTACAATGTCGCTGTTTGTTATAGAAGCAATCTTTGTGGCCGTATCAGCATTACCTGTTACATCACCTGTTACATCACCTGTTAAATCACCTGTTAATGCTCCTGTAAAGGTTGCCGCCTTCATATTTGCATAAGAAGCAATAGTTACATTTCCAGCAGTAGTCCCTGTATCTAATGTATTAATTGCTGCCCATGTATCTGCGGATTCATCCCAAATGATACCAACATTAGTTGATGAACCTCTTTCACCTATTAATCCTATATCAACAGATGGTGTTCCTGATTGTCCATTAGCCATGTATATTAATGGGTCTTCAACACTTAGCGTTGCAGTATTAACTGTAACTGTATCTCCACTAACAGTTAAATTACCAGCAATAGTTACATCATCAGGTAATCCAATTGTTATTGTTCCACTACTTTCTGCTACTGTAACTTCATCAGAAGTTCCAGCAAATGTAATTGTTCCACCCAAAGAAGTAGCAGTAGTATTAGTGCCGTCTGAAACCGTTATTGCAGAATTACTTAGTTTAGCATTAGCAATTGAACCTGCTAAATGCTCATTATCAATACTTCCATCTACATAATGAACACTATCTATACCATCTTCTAAGAGGGTTTTTATTTCAGTAGCAGTTTGGTCTGCCGTAGCACCGCTTTCAGGATTGGTTGACCAACTAAATAATGTTGCTATTTCAGCAGCAGTTTGGTCATCAGTAGCAGCAGCATCTCCTGTATAACCTAATTGTGCTAAAGTCATTGTTCTCTTAGTCATGGCTGTAATATGACCTGTGCTGTTAGTAGTTAATGTATCAATGACTTCTGCATTAGCAGTATCTATATTTGTAGTAGCATAACTTGGGTGACTATAAACTGTATCTGTATAAACTCCACCTATAGCAGTTTGCATTTCTGCTTGAGTAATACCAGACTTAAGAGTAGGTGTTCCTGATGCATCATATATTGCTGCATTACCACTATCACCACTAACATTGGCTTCTGCACCAACAGGCGCGTGTGATGCTTGAGAATGAGTATAGGCTGTATCATAATTAGTTTTGAGGGCATTAGTAAGATTGTTTTGAGTAAGCCCACCATCACCTACTGAATAGGTAGTATTGGTATCAGTAGAAGCAATAGTAACCGCACCAGCAGATTCAGTAATAGTAACATTAGAACCTGCTGTAAATGCTAAAGTCTCAGAAGAACTTAATGTGTTGCCTCCTGCTGTTATTCCTCTCCATGTGTTTGTGTCGGTTGTAATATATCCACTATCATTAGTCCATTGAGATATATTACCTCCTTTGTTAGTAAAGGTTTGTGAGTTGCTTGCAGTAGTAGTTCCAGTATTAGTAGTATAACCAAAGCCTGTGACGAATGTATGTATTTGGTCTGCTGTTGCTAAACCCGTTCCACTATCTGCTATTGCGGCTGTGCTTAAGACCGCACCCGTTCCTAATCCCAAGTTAGACCTTGCAGTTGAAGCACTTGCTAAATCTGATAAATTACTTGCTTTTGCTAATTTCAGCCCTATGGTTGTAGCAGTAGTAGTAGCGAAGTTTGGGTCATCCCCCAAAGCATCTCCTAATTCAGCAAGAGTGTTAAGTAAAGTTGGTGCGCCAGTTGTTAGTGCTGTTATCGCAGAAGCATTTGTCGCTACTTCAGTATCTACATAAGCCTTAATTGATTGTTGAGAAGCAGCAGCAGTAGCACTATTGGTAGCCATGTTATCTTCATCTAACAGCGTTAATTGTGTATTTGTGTCTGTGTAATTAGAAGAGTGAATAGTGCCTGCGCTTGCCCCTGTCCAATCAATATGTTCATTAGCAACAAAGCCGGTTAAATCATCATGAGTAAAATCAGAAGATGAATATGTAGTATTAGTGTCTGTAGAAGCAATAGTAACCGCACCAGCAGATTCAGTAATAGTTACATTAGAACCGGCTGTAAAGGCTAATGTTTCTGAAGCAGATAATGTGTTACCACCAGCAGTTACACCTCTCCATGTATTTGTATCAGTATATGATGTGATAAAGCCAGCACCATTGGTTAATTGATTATTATTAGTAGGTATAGTTGTTGAAGTAAATGCGTTTGCACCAAACTCATAAGTTCGATTTGTTGTGCCATTAACTGAAAATGTAAGAGTATTAGATGATTTAGTAATACCATCAAGATAATAATTAGAAGCACCTGCTGTAACTTCAGCATCAACATATGCTTTAACCGATTCAGCAGATGCAACATTAGATGATGAAGCACCCGACATTGTATCGCTATCTATTAGAGTTAATTGTGTATTAGTATCTGTTGAAACAAAATCTATCGTTCCATCTCCGTCTTGATAGGTAACTGCAATGTTTGTTTCTGTATTGCCTGTAAGCATTCCACCTACAATATCTTGAACTTCTTCAGTAGATAATTGGGTGTTCGTATATGATGTAATATACCCACTATTATTAGTCCATTGAGATATGTTTCCACCTTTATTAGTGAATGTTTGTGAATTGCTTGCAGTAGTAGTTCCGGTATTAGTTGTATAACCTAAGCCTGTAACAAATGTATGAATTTGGTCAGCCGTTGCTAATCCAGCCCCGCCATTTGCTATTGCTGCGGTGCTTAATACTGCACCTGTTCCTAATCCTAAGTTTGTTCTTGCTGTTCCAGCATTAGCCAAATCTGAAAGGTTACTTGCCTTTGCAAGTTTAGTGCCTATACTTGTAGCAATAGTCGTTGAGAAAGAAGCGTCATCACCTAAAGCCGCCGCTAATTCATTCAAAGTATTTAGAGCCGCAGGTGATGAATCAATAAGACCGGTTACTTCAGCATCAACATAAGCCTTAACTGACTGTTGACTTGCAACAGATGTAGCACTATTAGAACTCATATCATCTTGGTCTAATAGTGTTAGTTGAGTATTAGTATCTGTAAATACCGCACCTGAAGGAACGGCAGTAGCAACTGTTAAACCATTTACTGTATTTGCATTAATAGTCATTGCATTAATTTGACTAGCAGTTAATTGTGTATTAGTGTCTGTTGAAGCAATAGTTACATCACCAGCACTTTCAGTAATAGTAACATTTGAACCAGCAACAAAATCTAAGTTTTCAGAAAGAGTCCCAAGAGTATTTCCACCAGCAGTAATTGTTCTCCATGTATTTGTATCTGTATTTGTATCTGTAGATGCAATAGTAATTGTATCAGTACCAGCCGCAGTTGTAAGTGTTACATTAGAACCTGCAACAAAAGTTAGAGTATCTGCTGTAGTATCTGCTACTACATTGTCTTGTCCGCTTACTGAAATGGTCTTAAATGAATATTCATTGGTTTCACCACTAGCAGCAGATAAAGCATATCTTCCATCTAAATCAATAGTTTGATTTGTTGCACCATTTACAGATGCAGTTAATATTCCTGTTCCTGTAGCAAATGTTAATCCATCAACATAAAAATTTTGATTTGCTTCGTGAGTTTGACCATCAACATATGCTTTAATAGATTGTTGAGATGCTAATTTAGTTGCACTATTAGAAGCCATGTTATCTTCATCAAGAATAGCACTTCCACTAATGCCTGTGTTTAATACAGGACTAGTTAGTGTTTTATTTGTTAATGTTTCTGCACCTGTTAATGTTACATCTCCTGTGCTTGCAGTTGCATTAGAAGCAACTGTTCCTAACTTAGTTTTCTCATCAGTAGTATAAGAAGCAGTAACTAATTCCCAATCACCTGTTCCCGTAGCAGAAGCAGAATACACTTTGTTATCATCTGTATCTACCCAAATATCACCTACTGATAATGCAGTAGGAGGAGCAGATTGTCTGAATACTTGATTCTTTGTTGCTCCATCTTCAAATTCTAAAGGTATTGTTGCTGAGTTTCCGTTTGTTAAACTTAATGTTTTAGTATTGCCACTAACTGCCTTTGCTAATGTAACGTTTGAGTTTAATAATGTAGAAACAGCAGTAAGACCAGTACCACCTCTAGTGGCTGATAATGTTCCACTAGTTATTTTAGTTGCGGCTAAATTGGGTATGTCTGATGCAACTATTTCTCCTATTATTGTTGAAGCACTTTTATTTTCAACACTACCTATTCCTAAAGAAGATAAAGTAATGTTTGAGTTTAACATTGTAGAAATAGAATTTAATCCTGTTCCACCTTCCGAAGCAGGTAAAACATAATTACCCGATAAACCCCATGTTGGTAAACGATAATATGTTCCACTACCATCAGTCCACTTCCATATATCAGTAGCACCTGTATCATCAAAAACAAATTGAGCATTTGGAGAGGTTCCTCTATCAATCTCTATACCTGAGGCACTAGAAGCGGCATCACCTGTCTGACCTTTATTTAGTAATATAATGTTATCTTCTATTTGTAAGTTAGTAGTATCAATTGCAGTTGTAGTTCCACTAACAGTTAGATTACCTGCTACTGTTAAGTTATTAATTCCTGATATATTCTTACTAGCATCTAAAATAACTGCTTTACCTCCTAATGCTGTTCCGGCAGTTATACCATCTACTAGATTTAATTCAGCCGCAGTAGAAGTAATAGCAGTGCCGCCAATAGATAATTTACCTGTTGGAACATCAAAAGTAGCATTATCTTTTATTCTTGCTACTTCTGTTCCGTCATATTGTTGGAAAATTAATTCTCCACCATCTTGTTTAGTTTTGAAAATTGCTGTTGTGCCAGTGCCTGTTCCACCAACATCTATGTTTAAATATTCATCTGTGTTATTTTTAAATGTAACACCACTAATGCCACCTATATCAATATCTAAACTACCACTTTCTATCTTAGTTAATGTTAATGTATTAGGTATATCTGCATCTGCTAGACCATTTGCTAGTATATTTATTTCAGCCGCAGTTGCAGTAACCGCCGCAAGTTTTGTTAGGTCTGCGGCTGTAAGGTCGTCATTGTCTAAATAATTAATTTCCGAAGCAGTTGCAGTAATACTCAAATCACTCAAATTACTAACAGAACCATCGCCTGTACCTGCACCAATAAGCGTGAGGATTTCTCCGGCAGTTACACCACTCGCAAGAGCAGGTGTTCCACTATTATTAATTATAGCAGGGTGAGCAGTATTAGTAGCACCATCAGCATAATTACCTAAAGATTGTAAATTAGTTTTAGTTAAAGCAACAGGAGCAGCAACTCCAGCAGTAACATTACCTAATACTGTACCCGCAGCAATATGAGCCATTTTATCTAATGTTACTGCATCATCAGCAATTATATCAGTAGTTACAGAATCATCTGCTAAAGAAATTGATGTTAAATAACCTAAACCTGTAACAAAAGAATGTATTTGGTCTGCTGTTGCTAATCCGACTCCACCATCTGCTATTGTGGCTGTATCTAATACTGCACCTGTACCTAATCCTAATACAGTTTTAGCCGCAGTAGCATTTGCCGCAGTAATAAGTGTAATCATTGGTGTATTAATTGAGCCTATTACACCTTCATTATTTGCTGTTCTACCAAGTAATAAATTATTAGCACCTGATACCCCTATATTTTGCATCTTAGTAAAAACAACTGCATCATTTTGAATCATACCGGAAGTAACGGTATTTGAAGCAATAGATGTTAAATAACCAGCAGAAGCATGGTTTCCCCAACCGTATGCTGTTTGCCAATTAGCACTATTATCAGTAACTATTGAATAAGAACCAGCACTAGCCCCACGCTTCATTAATCCTGTAGAAGTAAACTCTCCATCAACTAATACAGCAGTATCACCCGCTAATGCTGTTGAACTAGAAGTTCCCAACACTAGACTACTTGTACCTGCACCAATATTAGAAAGAATAGAAGTTTTGTTCCCACTACTAATACTACTAGCAGCAACTAATGCAGCAGTTACATTTGCTGCATTAGCAGTTACTTTAGTAGTATTAGTATTAACAACACTAACTAGATTTTGAGTACCTGAAGCCCCATCCGGTACAGTAATAGTACCTGTAAATGTAGGAGCAGACATTGTAGGACTTGTAAACATAGTTGATTTGCTTTCATTGGTTACATTTCCTAATCCTACATCAGAAGCAGTTGTACCTACATCTGAGTGAGTTACACCTGCTCTCATAGCGGCAGTAGTAATATCAGAAACATTCGTCAGTCCTACCATTGCTTTAGTAATTCCACTTACCGTTCCTGTAAAGGTAGGACTAGCGAGATTAGCCTTTAAATCTAAAGCAGTTTGTTGTGCAGTTGAAACGGGTTTAGCAGTATCAGCAGTATTATCAACATTAGATAAACCTACATCTGATTTACTAGCCGCAGTTAATGTAGCCGCTTGTATTGTTGCTTGACTTACATTAGTTACAAGATTCAACCCAACATCACTAGCACTAGCGGCAGTAAGAGTTGCTGCTTGAATAGTTGCTTGACTAACGTTAGTTACATTATTTAATCCTAATGTCGTAGTAGTTATTTTAGAATTATCAAATATAACATCTGCCGGAGTTCCTGCTGAATTTTGTATTAATACTGCCGTACCTCCATCATTTATTGCCAACTTACCTGCTGTATCTATTACCAATGTTAAATTATTAGCAAGAGATTTACCTGCAATAGTTCTAGATGTAGGAACTTTGGATGCTAAATCAGAAGTTAAACTTGTAATTTTACTTTGTGCTAAAGTAGGTATTCTAGCAACATCGAAAGAACCACTTGTTATTTTAGCAGTTGATAGAGAAGGTATTAATGATTCAGTTACCGCACCCATTAATTCTGTTAAACTTAATTTTTTAACTGCACCCGAATCACTATTATCACGGAAAATTAAACTATCATTTGCTATGTCTATACTAGATAAAGCAGTTAAACCACTAATAATATCAGTAGTTCCAATGTTAGTATTTGTATCTGTATTTATTGCTGAAATATCTAGAGTCTGATTTGTTCCCCCCGATACAGTAGCAGTTATTGTTCCTCCACTCAAAGATAAACCGGAAAGAAACTTATTTGTATCTGCGGTCATATCATCTACAACAACATTAATTTTACCATTAGTATCATCGTAAGTAGCACCGACTCTTGTTTCTGTATTGCTAGTGAACATAGTCCCTACAATATCTTGTACTGCTTCTGTTGTTATTTGAGTATCAGTAGTATATCCTTGACCTGTTACGAAAGTATGTATTTGGTCTGCCGTAGCCAAACCTGTACCGCCATCAGCAATAGCAGCAGTACCTAATGTAGCACCCGCACCTAATCCTAAATTAGTAATAGTATTAGATTTTTGAGTGTTTGTTAAGTTCTGACTAGCAGTATCTATTCTAAGTCTATTTCCTAAAGCAGTTGAAGTTGTTGTAGCAAAGTTAGCATCATCTCCTAATGCTGCTGCAAGTTCATTTAGAGTGTTTAGAGCAGCAGGGGAAGAATCAACCAATCCTGAAACTTCACTATCTACATATGCTTTTATTGATTGTTGACTAGACGCAGAAGTTGCACTATCAGAAGCCATATTATCTTCGTCAAGTAAAGTCAATTGAGTGTTAGTATCAGTTGAGGCAATTGTAATATTACTTGCATCTGTATGTGTTAAGGTTACATTTGTACCCGCCACGAATTTAATATCCTGAGTACCTGAACCTGCACCACTTTCTGTTAATCGTAATAATATATCATTCGTAGAATCTACAAAAGATGTAGCATATTCATTTTGAGTATTTGTATCTGTATTAGCAATATAAGCCGGTATTCCAAATGTTCCATCATGTCTTAGGAAATGTCCTGCCGTTCCCACCGAAGGAACTAGACCACTGTTTCCACTGGAAATAGCAGAAGAATACGCTACATCAGCAGTTCTTGCTAAAGTTCCTGTTGAGGAAGGTAGTGTAATAGTAGCAGAACCATTTGTTAATGTTCCATCAGGATTAATCCTCATAGTTTCTGCACCATTATTAATAGCAGAAAATGTTCTTGATGCTTGCGTATATGTTAAATATTGAATTTTACGATTTAATACAGTAGCAGCATCATCTTTATCGTATTGAATCATAGCAATAGGAATATCACCTGCTGTTATTTCAGCAACAGTAGAGGTAGTATTGTTTCCTTTTCCTGAAGATGTTCCATGCCGCCAAACAATAGTATTGTTACTTGATTGTATTACTAATAATCCATACCAATCTACACTATTTGCTGTTCCGGTACTAGCAGTAGTAGGCACATTAGAAGTAGATGTAATTTCTTCAAACTTACCGTTTCTTAAAAATTTACCACTAGTAATAATGTAATTAGTGTGATTGCTTACAAGTGATTGAGTAATGTTAAACCCACTTAGGATTCTATTTTCTCCCATAGAAGTATTGAGAGTTTTAATAATACCTGTATGTATTGCATCTGTACCATCAACTAATTGTGTTGTTGCTCCTAACCTGCTAATAAAACCTGTATTATTAACCATTATTTCAACTCCACTCTAATTGTAAAAGACACTGTATCAGATGCCGCGACTACGCCTGTGCTTGTGAAAGTTACTCTTGTTAACATTTCTCCTGAATCTGTAACTGTGCTATTTCCATTATTATGAAATATTCCTAATTCAGTTACACCCGATGTAGGTATTTGTGAACCCAAGAAATCTACATTCCAAATTAAAGTTGAACCAACTCTAGATGGTGTTACATCAGAAGCATGAGTATAAACTACATGGTCTAAATTAGTTTGAGAAGGAGAAGTGCTATCCGAACCATCTCCAATCTTAATAACAGTATATTTAGTGAGTATATAACTCGCCATTATTTCTTCTTTACCCGCATTTACTATCATACTTATACATCCTTTTCGCTTTTGTAGGTTTTTAATGTTGTTGACCCTGAACCAAATCCTAACAGGGTTGTAAATCCTAATATATTATTAAAACCTAAATTAGAATTAGTAGTAGATATTTTGTATTCTATTGTATTATTTTTAATAGAAAATGAATCAAATACACTCTTTCCTACAACGCTTTGTACTGAATTTTTACCAAATAAAGTAAATGTACTTCTAGTTTGAGTACTAGATAGTTCACCCAATCTTTCTGCAATAGTTTTGTTAAAAGTTCCAACTGTAATAGTTGCTACTCCACTTAGAATATTTTCAATTTCAAAAACTTGATAATCGTTAATTGGTATGTCGTGATTTGGGAAATCTAAAGTTAAAATATCTCCCGCTTCTAATAATTCTAATCCTTCTTTTTGTATTTTTAATTTTATTTTTCTTACATCAGCATTGTGTATTTGTAATAATTGATGTGCCTTTATTTTAGCATCCGATAATGATTTGATTGATGAATCTATATGTCTAATAGTTCTAGTTCTTCCCTTTGTAGGCATTTCTGCTTCTGCCTTAACCCCATCACCAATAACTATTACTTTATTTGCTTTATCAAATAGTGATTTATTACTTTCTACTTTCACTAAATTATGACCCGACTTATAATTTATAGAATATTTTCTAAGACCATGAACATCTTCAATGTTTTTTGCTATAATTTCACCATTAGATATTTTATAATCTAATCCTCTTTTATTTGCTAAGAAATTTATTGCACTAAATGAATCTGTATCTTCAAATCTAACATTGGAAACATGGGTTTTTCTTTGTCGTCTAATGAGTTCATCATACGCAGAAGGAACGAAAATTATACCATCAATTGTTATTGTAATGTTGCTTATAGAAGTTACTTTACCAACCAAATATCCTTCTTGTGTATAAAGAACATCACCCACAATAACATCAATTGGTTTTTCAACACAAGTTATCACATTACCTGTAATTTTTGCAGAACCGTCTGTATTCCTATCTACTAAATTAGTTGTATAATCTCTAAGACTTTGTTCATAGTTCACATCTAATTCTGCTTCTTTAGCAATGTTTTCTATTTCATTTTCAACAATTCCACCAATACTAAATGTAGTTCCTAAATAACATTTAGTTGGTATTATGGATAGTTTTTTAGGAATAGTTACATCAATAGTTTCACCAAAAGAAACACAACCATCCCCGTTTAATTCACCATCATATTCAAACTTCAACGCTCTATTATTCGCATCTGAACTTCCGTCATCAAATGTAATCGTCAAAGATTTAGTCTGTGAATTATTACCATCTGTAATATAACAATTAATTTCATCTCCGTTAGAAAATAAACTAGAAGATATATTTGCCAAATCTCTTCTTTCTAAATATGTGTTAGTTTCATCTATATTCAACAACATATACATTGAATATATTCCTTCTCCAAATTGGTTTTTAGAAGAAACATCTCCTGTTCTTAGATTCTTAGGAACAGTATTGTAATCTAATCCCGAATCTTGCATAACATTTACTTCAAAATAATCAGGAGTTTCTTCAAAAACTGTATCAGATAATCGCATTAATCTAAAATATGTTCCATCAGTAGAATTGAGTATTGCTTTATCAAATGTTAAAGTGTGAACTTGACCCGAAACTGTATGAGATAATATTTTTCCAATATAATTTGGAGTACCTTTAGATACAACCCTTTGACTTCCCGAAAGTGTTTCAGATGTTGGAAAATGATTGGCGGAATTAATTGTTCTATTACTAACAATATAATATCCTGTAAGGTTAGGCACGAAGTTTAACCAATGATGAGTTGAACTAGTATTCATAGTAAACTGAACAGAAGTTATTGCACTACTAGCAGTAGTAATATTAAACTGAGGTTTCAAAAACATTTGTGCAGAATACATTTCTCCGTTAGTACCCGCAGAATCAGCATGAGAAGGTTCTGTTGTAGTACTAATTGTATATCCTTCTCTACTATCAAAGGGATAGTGTCTAGTTTTAGTTCCTATAAAAACCATATTTTTACTTGAATTGACGTTATTGGTCGCTTTATTCTCGATAATATTACCTGTCGGCTGACCGTTTTCTAATCTAGCACCGAGTTCTGAATGTAAACTAGGAAACACATCTAATTCCAAAGGACTACTAGTAATGTCTAATGTAGTAGAACTACCATCCTTAGAAGATTTCATATCTTTAAAAATAGCAGTACAATTATCATAAATATCTTTAGACGGCCAATTTATACCATAAGGGTTAACATCGTCTATACTACTATGGTTTGGTGTATATGGCTTAGATAATGCAGACAATACTTTAGAAACGTGTTTTCTTTGAATGGTATTACTACTACTTGTAATTTTTTCCAAGTGAAACGCAGAACTTGTTATTATATCGAAACTACCTAAAGTTTCCAAAGTACCTTCACTTATTAGCGGTAATAATATATTTGGTGGGTCATAAGTAGCGTTTCCGCTTTGTGTATTTCCTCCATAATCCGTATTTTCAGATAACAACGCATAATCAAAATAATTTGTTGTAAAATTAGGAGTTAACATATATATTCTAGTCATATTCAATGGTTGTGAAATACGGTTATCATTAGTAACATGTTCTATTACTGTTAATAACTTATCCATTTTATTTTCTTTTTGTGTTAATAAATTATAACTTGTTAAATCACTAGCACTCAAAGGACTACTCGCACTATTATATTTAATATATCTAGGAATATCAATTTCATCTATTTCATCAATACCTTTTACAGATTCAGCATCCACTGAATTAAAGTGCCAATCAAAAGTTGCTTCTACTAATCTAACAATGCCCCATCTTTTAATTTGATTAGTCGTTTTAGTTGCTGTTTGTATTTCTGATAACTCATAATCATTATCATCTCGTATTGTTGATTGAGTTTTTCCTATATGATTGTGATTCACTTGTGTTCCTTTAGTTCCTTTATCTTCAAATAATAAACCGTAATCACTTAATGAATTGTTTGAGAATGAAAGATTATTAAATCTCAATTTAGAACTAGGATATAAATCTCCCGTTGCATACAAGGAATATGGTCTTGCTCTCCAATCGTTAGTAACTAAATCTTTGATGTTAGTATCATCACTTAAATTAGAATCAAAAATAGTAGTATCTACATTTTTTGTTCCGTCTGCTCTATTAAACCAATTTAAATCCGAAGCATTTGTAGTTCTAGAATCTCTAGTACCATTGGGTAATAACTTAACTCCTGTTGTATATCCTTTTATCTTATGTTTTCTATTAGCGTTTTGATAAATCCTAGACCAAGAGTTTGTATAATTATCATATGGTATTAATGTATTATTAGAAAAAGATTGTAAATCTACAAACTTAAAAGTATCTTCGGGTGCAAAATAGTGTTGAAATTGGGATTTAAACTTATGAATAAAACCACCTGTATGTAAATTACTATTTAATAAATAAAAACCTGCATGGTAATTGGCTACACTATCACTATTAGTAGAAGATAAAAACCTAGTATCAGTAGAATTATTATCTTGAGTTCCTAAAACAACAGGAAAATTAGGTGCAATTGTTACTATATTTTTAGAATCATTAACATCGTTAACATCCACAACATGAAACATTTCAGAAGAAACAATATTCTTTTGTGTATATTCTATATTAGTTTCTTTTTCTTTTCCTATTTTTAATAAATATGTACTGGAAGGCATATCTTCATCAACAATAGAATTATCTGATTTTATTCTTTTAACTATATTTGAAGGTTTTAATATATCATAACCATAAGAACCATCAATTTCAAAAGAACCATTATTAGAAGTTAATTTTAAATCTAAATAAGTAAAGGTATTATAAGTAGAATTATATGTAAAGTTTAATCCTTCATTAAAAACCAATCCCTTTTCAGAAGTATTTGTGAAATCTGTAGGTCTTGTTGTTTCAGTTACATTAGTTGCTAACGCTTTAACACCCGAAATAAATCTAGAAGAAGTATCTAAAGGATTGTAATAATATATGTTAGTATTGTTTGACGAAGAAACATACGCTTTATCCTTTAATATAATTGTAGTAGTTGTGTTAGGGTCAATTCCTGATTGTGTACTACTAGAGTATTCTCCTATTAATTCATAAGACGAATTAAAGAATAACATATATTTTTTAAAAGTAAATGCGCCATCAATTGTTATACTAGTCGAAACATCTTTTGTAACTGCCCCATCAGAATTAACAGGTGAAGAAAAATTATCTATATGTGGATTTAATGTAGAATAAACTATATCATCAGTAAAGTTTAGATTTTTATTTACAGTAGTTGTTAATAAATTAGCAATTTCATCTCTACCTGATATAGTATAAGTCATCATACCTGATTCATTTTTAGACTCTATATCTTCAACATTACCATTGAATACTTCTTCATTTAGAGTATA